CCAACACGCCAAAGGTCGCCATGTGCGGCCTTTTTCGTTTTCGGAGGTAGAAAATGAAGTGCCAGTTAGAATTCTACTCAGCTGATGTCCGACCTACGGAAGACATGGATGGAAAATATGTCATCGTTTACAACCCGTGTGACGGCTGGCATAACGGGTCTGTACGTGTGTACCGTGACGGTGATGAATGCGACATAGGTATTTATCCGTTTCTCGGTGATGAATTTACACCTCATTCGTTTTATACCGCCTGGGCTATCATGCCCGATTCTGAATTACTGGATGCTGCATTTCCCCGCATCTGGAGATAGTTACGCAGGTCACTCAGGTGACCTTTTTCGTATATACGTCAAGCTAACTTAACGCATAGTGGTTCAACTTAACGCATTGGCTTAACGCATAACAAATACGCCGCCACAGAATCCTGAACAAACAAACGTAATCAGCGCAGAGATACTGTGCGCGGCACTCTATTAACCGAATCCTCCTGAAAGGGGGTGAGTATGAAACATATGAACAATACCCCTGATTGGTTGGATCAGATACTCAGTTATCTTTCTCAGTATAAAGACCAAGGCGCATTTGCCGGTTTGGCTGGTGTGGTTGCCATCTTGCGCGGGATGTACAACGGCGGCGGATGGAAAAAAACACTGTTGGATGGTGTCCTGTGTGCGTTACTCGGTTGGTTCGCTAAAGACCTGCTGGCCTTTTTGGGGCTGAATCAAGATCTGGCTTATATCACCAGCGTCATGATCGGGTACTGGGGCGTAGAGAAAGTAAGCGGCATGATTAAAGGTAAAGCGGGAGTAAATAATGGCTAAACCAGCACGCGGCGAACGCAACAACAATCCGGGTAATATCGACTATAATCCGCGGAATCCATGGCAGGGCCAGTTACCACATGATCCTGCAGTCGAATCCCGCTTCTGCCGGTTTCAGTCTCCTGAGTATGGTATCCGGGCAATCTATAAATTGCTTCAGACGTACCAGACAAAATACGGCCTGAACTCAGTTAAAGCCATCATTAACAAATATGCGCCGCCGAATGAAAACAACACGGCTGGCTATATCAACCGCGCAGCTGCGGATATCGGTATCGGCATTAATGACCACCTGAACACCAAAGACAAAAAGACCGGCATTGCGCTGGCTACTGCGATTGTCGGCGTTGAGTTGGGGTATCAGCCGTATTCACCGGATGTATTCGAAAGAGCTTGGGGGCTGCTGTGATATGGACTGGAACACCACCGCATTCTCTATTGTCGGGGTTCTCGCGCTTGGCTGGCTGATTAACTGGCAGACAGGCCGGATTAATGAGTTGAAAGCTGAGCGCGATTCACTGACCAGCCAGCTATCTGAGCAGGTCGCCATCAACAAAGACTACAAATACCGCATTCAGTCACTTCACGAACTCGACACCTTGTACACGCAGGAGTTAACCAATGCAAAAACGGAAATTGATACCCTGCGTGATGCTGTTAAGTCTGGCAACAAGCGGGTGTACATCAAAGCCGAGTGTCCAAAGGCCGGAGCCGATACCGCCGAAAGCGGAAGCAATGAAGCCGCCCCACGACTTAGTGAAGCAACTGAACAGGATTATTGGCGTCTCAGAGAAATGATGGCTGAGAACGAAAAGCAGACCCTGTATTTGCAGGACTACATCAGAACGGAGTGCCTGCGATAAGCGCGCAATACGGGAGATAGAGAATGAGCGGCAAAAAAATAGCCCCATAACCAAGGAAAGGGGCAATAAAAATCGGAAGGGATAACCAAATCACAAACTTAACATTACTATCAGTGAATTATACAGACTTAACATAAATAAAGTTAAACAAAAGCTAAACGAAAGATAAATAACGCCTCGCTAAATAGCGGGGCTTTTTATTACCAGAGGAAAAACTATGTTTAAACATGAATTAGGTCAGGTTGTGCAGGTCACCATCAGCGGCGAAGAAGGCCATGTGAAAGCCCGTGCTGAATATCATAACGGCCCGAATCAGTATCTCATTCACTATCTGACAGCGGATGGACGTGGAACTGACGGCTGGTTTGAAGAAGATGAGCTGTCCCCGGAAAAACCAGAAGGTATTATGATCGGGTATGGCGAGGGTCGTATCGGCTCTGATATTAATAGTTTATAAAATTCTGCAAACGTCATTCATTTAGTGGCGTTGATAGAGTTTTATGTAAGTTTTTGGCCTCGGCGGTATCGGTGATCCAAGGGGAAATACAAAACGAACCAGTTTATTGTTCTGATTGGGGCTGAAATGACATCAAGTAAGTGGTATCACCGCTGGATATACCAGCAAGCGAAGAGAGAGGCAGGAATACCCCATCGCTGGAAGAAACCTCACCTCAGACGAGAGGCTGGTGTGTGGGTAGCGTGGTTAAAACGCGAGGAGAGTGATGAGTTTGCCTTTCGCAGTTATGCGCTGTGCGGATGGGGAGAGACACCACAACAGGCCCTTCGTGATTTAAGCAGATTTACAGGGAGATCATTTGGTAAACAGACTGCGGTTCCTGACTTTCGCATCCGCAGAATGCCGTTTATAGATTAAGGGAAAAGCTATGGCAAAACCTGATTGGGATGCTATCAAGCGTGAATATACCGCCGGTGAGCTTTCAATACGGGCTATTGCTGAGCGGTACGGAGTAAGTGATACAGCAATACGGAAAGCGGCGAAAAAAGATGGATGGATCAAGCCTGATAGAGTTCGCAAAATAGGTTCGCACATATCGACTGCGAACCAAGGTGCGAACCTGCGAACCAGCCATCAAAAAACAGGTGAAAACACGCCTGAATTTCAGCCAGCTAATACGTTGGTATCCGACAATGCCCAGAATGATGAAACAGAGTTCAGCCTGCGTGATTACGGGCTTAACGATATGCAGGCGCGGTTTGTCACTGAGTATCTTATCGACCTGAACCGGACTGCGGCATATAAAAGAGCAGGTTATAAAGGTGAGGGAAATAGTGCTTACGTGAATGCCAGCAGAATGCTAAGAAATGCTAAGGTCAACCGGGCAATTGCGGACGCGCTGGAAGCCAGAGAACGCCGGGCTGAAATCACTCAGGATGCCGTTTTAAAAATGTGGTGGGATATCGCCACGGCGGATGTTCGTGAGCTGACGGAATATCAGCGGTTATGCTGCCGTCACTGCTGGGGCTTCGGCTTTAACTACCAGTGGCGGGACTCGATAGAGTTTGAGGATGCTGTCATTGACGCGACTGAGAAGAAACGAAAAGCACCGAACGACAGGGGCGGCTACGGTTACGACAGCACACTTGACCCGAATCCTGACTGCCCCCGCTGCAATGGTGCCGGTATCGGTCGTCCTCATTTCCACGACACACGGGATTTAAGGGGCGCAAGCCGCCGGTTATTTGCCGGGATAAAAGAGGGTAAGTTCGGTACTGAGGTTATCACCCGTAATCAGGATGAAGCGCTGAAGATGGTTGCGCAGCATTTGGGGATGTTGAAGAACCGGACAGAGCTTACCGGCGCCGATGGCGGCCCGATACAATCAACGGGATTTGACCTCAGCGGCCTGACGACAGAGCAGCTTCTGCAGTTGCGCGAAAAAGCGGGGAAATAGCCTCTGTTTAACATAATGACTGTTACCCGCATAAGCGAAATCAGGTTCACGCAAAAAGCACACTGAACCCGTCAAAAGCAATACTCATCTCCGGGCAATGTGCCCGTTTATTTTGTTACTCATTTGTTATCAAAAAACCGGAAACGGCTTCGGAGTAATTCGATGCTGAAAGGCGTGTTTTTGTCATTTTAGGTGATGTGATGGATATCGATGTTGATCTGTTTGATGAAGAAGTTCGCAGAGAGATAGCACGGCGCAGTCTGCATGAATTTATTCAGTACATTAACCCGGAATACATCACCAGTCACTTTTCGGAAACGGTTTGTGCATCACTGGATAATTTTCTGATTGAGATGATGGCCGGTAAGCGGCCGATTCTGATTCTCGGCGCACCGCCGCAGCACGGTAAATCCGATATTGTGTCGCGGTATCTTCCGGCGTATTTCTTCGGTAAGTATCCGGATATGCGTGTCGCCGGGCTTTCTTACGGTAAAGATTTAGCCTCTGACATGAACCGTGATGTACAGCGGATCATGATGAGTGAAGAATACAGAGCCTTGTTTCCGGCATCGTGCCTGAATGCTAAACGTGCCGTTACTGTTGAGATTGAAGCAAAAAGGAACTCAGAAACATTCGAGATTGTCGGGCGAAAAGGTGCTTACATCAGCCAGGGGATCGGCGGGCCATTAACAGGGAAAAAAGTTGACCTCGGTATTATTGATGACCCTATTAAAAACGCGAAAGAAGCCCTTAGCCCGGTAACGAAAAAGGCGACATGGAACTGGTACATTTCCACATTCAAAACCCGCCTGTCGAAGAACAGCGGTGAAATCATTATGGCGACCCGATGGGCGACCGATGACCTGTCCGGCAGGGTAATTGACAGCAGCGACAAAGCGAAAGTATTAGCCTTTCCTGCCATTAACGAGCGCGGTGAGGCACTGGTACCCGAACTGCATCCGATTGACTCTCTGCTTGAGAAAAAGGCGCTGTTTGGCGATTACTTCTGGTCTGCCATGTACCAGCAGACACCAAAACCGGGAGACGGGCAGATATTCCACGAAGAATTCGCCCGGTACTACCTGCCGAAAGATCTGCCGGACACCTTTGATGAAGTCATTCACAGCTGGGATATGACGTTTAAGGACAGTGACGGCACGGACTACGTTGTCGGTCAGGTATGGGGCAAGAAGGGTGCTAATGCTTACCTGCTTCACCAGATCCGCAAGCGTATGAGCTTCACTGAAACCCTGAAAGCCGTGAAATTACTGGTTGATAAATACCCGCAGGCGCGGCGCAAGCTGGTGGAGGATAAAGCCAACGGACCGGCGGTCATAGATACGCTGAAAACAACTGTATCAGGATTGGTGCCCATAGAGCCGGACGGCAGCAAAATCGCCCGTGCTCACGCCTGCACCGCTGAATGGGAAGCCGGGAACGTCTGGCTGCCCCATAAAGATATCGAACCATGGATCACCGAAACGGTGGAAGAAATCACGACATTCCCGTTTGCCGGGCACGATGACACCGTGGATGCCATGACACAGGCGCTGCGCTATCTGTACCAGAAGAAAGGCGGCGGATTCTTTTCACGCAAGAGGACATAACATGTGGCCGTTCAGAAAGCGGAAAACAGCAGAGATTGCCGCACCTAAGCGGTCAGCGTTCTCAACGCATTTATATTCAGCACTGGCAGCCGAAACAGGGTTTCAGGGGCTGGATTTGCCGCAACCCACTATGCAGGGTGTGGCAATGGACAGTGCTGACGGTACTGTGCCGTCATTCAAAGGCGGTCAGGTTTACGGTGTTCCGGAGGCTCAGGCTGCGTGGTATGCCTCGCAGATGTTCATCGGTCATAACATGTGTGCGGTTATTGCCAAACACTGGCTGGTGGATAAGGCCTGCAACATGCCGGCACGTGATGCGATCCGTCAGGGGTATGACCTCGACTGTGACGGCGGGGATAATCACGGCATCAGTAAAAAGTTACGGAAGAAGGATAAAAAATATCGCATTCAGCACCACATGAAAGAGCTGATCCACTTCGGGCGCGTGTACGGGGGCAGACTGGCGCTGTTCCTGGTTGAGACATCCAACCCGCAGGAATGGTATGAAAACCCGTTTAACCCGGATGGCGTGACGAAAGGCATGTACAAAGGGATTAAGCAGCTGGATCCGCAATGGGTGACACCGGATTTAACCGATGCCAATTTACAGGATCCGGCCAGTCCTGATTTTTATGAACCGACCTACTGGATTATCGGCGGTCGCCGGTATCACAAATCGCACTTTGTGAAGTTTGTACCGTTCCCTGTGCCGGACATTCTCAAACCCACTTATAACTATTTCGGCGTGTCTGTTCCCGAACGGGTGTATGAGCGTGTTTATGCCTCTGAGCGTACCGCCAACGAAGCACCGCAGCTGGCAATGACAAAACGCCTGCTGACCATCGGTATGGCCGATATTGATGGCGTAGACAAAAATGTCATTCATGAAAATATGTTGTATTTCATGGATATGCGGGACAACTACGGTGTTCAGATTGTTGGGGCGGGTGACACCGTTAATCAGTTCGATACTTCACTGGCGGATCTGGATGCCACGATTATGACGCAATACCAGCTGGTATCGTCAGCGGCCTGTGTACCGGCGACAAAGCTGCTCGGCACAACCCCGAAAGGGTTTAACTCCACCGGGGAATACGAAGAGGCCAACTACCGGGAAGAACTGGAAAGCATACAGGCCAATGACCTGGAAGAATTGCTTCAACGGCATTACGACATGCTGCAGCGCAGTGAGGAATTGGGAACGGAGGCGTTGTCGGTTACCTGGCTGCCGCTGGACAGCCCAACCGCTGTCGAGAATGCTGATATCCAGCTTAAGCAAGCACAGACTGATTCCACGTATGCGGCGGTTGGTGCGGTTGACGGGCTGGATATTCGTAAAAAGCTGGCGGCGGATAAAGAATCGGCATTTTACGGTATTGACGTAAACGAGGACGATTATGCCCCGGAAAATACGGGTACGAACCAAACGGGCACGGTGGGCGGCATCCCGTCAGGCAGTTATGAAGGGCAAGCCGCTGCAATATTCGGCAGCAGCCCAAAGCCGTTACCAGCGTGACATGTCACAACTGATTAAAGACATGATTACCGATTACGAAAAAACGTTCAGCAGTCTGCATGAGGATTTTGACGGCGTGACCATGGATGCCAGCTTTGCCAGCCAGACCAAAATCTGGCTGAACCGACTGAAACGCAAGTGGGATAAAATTTTTAACAGTCAGGCCGCAGAGATGGCGGATAAGTTCACCTCGCAGGTGGACATAAACGCACAGCGCAGCCTGGACGATTCACTGAAACAACTCTCCGGCGGTATTACGATAAAAACTCCGGCCATGCCCGAAGCCCTGAAAGATAAAATGATTGCCGCAACGGCAGAAAACGTATCCCTGATTAAATCCATCCCGCAGCAGTTTCATTCCCGCATCGAGGGCGCGGCACTCCGTTCTGTCAGCCAGACCGGCAGCGGCAGTAAAACCTTGCTGGATGAAATACGGGATATCGGCGGGGTGACAGAGAAACGGGCTAATTTCATTGCCGTTGATCAGACCCGCAAAATCACCACCGCGGCGAACTATGAGCGGATGAAGTCTGCCGGGATCCGCAAAGCAATATGGCATCACTCGGCGGGCAGCGCGGAACCACGGAAATTACATCAGCAGCTTGATGGTGAGGTGTTCGACCTGGACGACCCGCCGGTTATTGATGAAAGGACCGGTGAACGCGGATTGCCCGGACAGTTGCCGAACTGCAAATGCTTCTGGACACCGGTTATCGACTTTGGTGAGGAGACATGACGAAGCGAACGTATGACAACAACGGCTGGCTCGAAGTAAAAGACAACCCCATCTCAAAGGCCGGGGTTTTTGATTATCTGGGGGCTGAAATCGGCGCACCGGAGCCGGACAGAATTTACAAAGTGTTCCGGCCGCCGGAGGAACTGGCCAGTGAAGAAACCATTAAATCATTCCGCCTGACTCCGTTCATTGTCGATCACGAAATGCTCGGTAAGAACGCCACACCGGCAGAGAAAAAAGGTATTCAGGGCGTTATCGGCGAAAACGTGTATTACGACCATCCGTATTTGCGCGGGAATATCAAAATCTTTTCTGACGCCGCTCTGAGCGATATCAGCAGCGGAAAGATTGACCTTTCACCGGGCTACCGCAGCCGGTATGACTTCGATAGCCCCGGTGTGTACGAGGGGGAGGCATACGAAGTTGTTCAGCGCCACCTGCGTGGCAATCACCTTGCATTAGTCGATGAAGGGCGCACCGGCGCTGACGTGGCTGTGCAGGATCATCTTGTTGTAACCATTGATACAAAGGAACTTATTCGTATGAGCGAAAAAGGCAAAGATAAAGATCAAACGACCGGGGATGATAACGGATTCACCCCGGAGCAGGTTGAGCAGATTAAACAAATCGTTGTGGCCGCACTGGCTGCAGGTAAGCCGTCTGCTGATCAGGATCCGGAAAATACAGATAACCCGGACGAGAATGTTAATACCGGCGCTGCAGGAGAAGGCGCCGCATCAGCAGAAGAAGGGGCAGAGGCGGCAGTTGAAGCGGCGGAAGCAGCCACAGAAGCTGCTGAAACCGGAGAGCCGGAGGCGGTGGAAAAAGCAGAGATTGCCATCGGGGCAGCGGAAGAAGCTATCACGGAAGCCAAAGAACACCTGGATCAGGCGACCACAGACAGCCTGAACCGCCGCCTCAAGCGTCTCAAACGTGGTATCACCACGATGGATGAAATGTCCTCGATGAAACGCAAAATTGCCCGTCTGGAAAAAGCCAAACCGACCATGGACACCGGCGAACTGTTAAAGCAGATCGGGGAACGTGACGCACTGGCGCACAAGCTGACGCCGTTTATCGGGGTATTTGATCACGCACCCATGACGAAACAGCAGGTGGCGGAATACGGTGTGGAAAAACTCGGGATTCAGTGTGCAAAGGGCACGGAAAGTGTTTCCCTGAATGCCTGGATGCAGGGGCGCACACCGGACTCACAAAAGGTGCATGTGACGATGGATGCCGCTGCAGGTACAGACTCAATTATGAAAAAGTGGGGTGAAAAATAATGGCAATCCCGAATACTGTGGCGAACGGCATGATTTCCGGTGTTATCGGTGAAATCAGTCATTACGGCCCGACCCGCGTGACCGCAGCGGTGATCAGTTCTGCGGATGAAAAGAAAAATTTGTTTGGTCGTGCCTACACATACAACGATGATTCCGTTGATTCCGTTGAATCCGTGCAGGTGGGCGGTGACGGTGCGTTTGCCGGGATCATGATTAACCCGAAAGCATACCGTATCGGTGAAGAATACGCCCGTAACGGGACGCAGGGTGAATTTCTCACCATGGGTGAGATTAACACTGAAATCACTGCCGGGGTGAAGAGAATTAATGCCCCGGTGGTGTTCAGTCCGGATGACGGTTCGCTGTCTGCAAAGGCAAAAGCGGAAGCCGGTGATCTGGTTATCGGTTATGTCAGCCGTCACATTGAGTCACCGGAATCGCCGCACCTGTGTGTTCTCCGTCTGACCGAAATTCCGTTCACAGTGGCTGCGAAGGAAGGTGAATAATGCCCGTCAGTAAAGAAAAGTTTTATATGTCCGGCCGCGATATCCGCAAACACGGGCAACTGAATATTAAGCCCGATCAGAAATGGACATACGGTGAACTGGATCAGATTGGTTTCGGTGGTCTGGCCGCAATGGACTCCGCGTTAACCGGCCCGGCTATGTCCGGCGGGTTCATTCAGCGCGAGATGTTGCAGCATGTACTGCCGGGACTTATCCGTACCGCGACCCGCGTCCGTGTACTGGACGAAATCACCGGCGTACTGAATGCCGGTAACTGGCACGATGAAGAAATTATCCTGAACGTGGCAACGCCTGTCAGTAAAGCCGAATTGTACGGTGATCACACTAATATTCCGTTGTCCTCCTACGGGCAGGATCAGGAACGTCGCGGTATTGTCCGTTTTGAATCAGGATTCCTGGTCGGAAAACTGGAAGAGGCCCGACAGTCAGCAGCAGGGTTTGAGACAGCCGCAGAGAAACGCAATGCGGCAGCTGAAGCGCTGGAGCAGGGGCGTGAACGTATCGGTTATTACGGTTTCAACAGCCCGGGCACCCGCGTATTCGGGATGCTGAATGAGCCGAATTTACCGGCGTATGAAACGGCTGCCGCAAAATGGAAAGGCGGTACATTTGCTGCCATCACCGGCGATATTACGGCTATGTTCTCGCGTCTGGAGATGCAGTCCGGCGGTATTATCAAAGATGATACGGCTATCACAGTGACTCTGCCGCTGGGCTACCGTTCCGCACTGAATGTGGCAAATCCGGTCGCCCGTGGCGAAACCGTGTATCAGTGGGTGAAAGAAAACTACCCGAATCTGCGCTTTGTGTTCTCACCGGAATTTGCCGGTGCCAACGGCGGCGCGGATGTGGCGTATATGTTTGCCGAAACCGTGGATGATGATTCTACGGCGACCAGTGCGGTTCTTCTCCAGGTGGTGCCGGTGAAATACCAGCTGCTGGGTTCAGAGAACAAAGCCAAAGGCTATCTGGAAGACGCCACCAACGCGACCGCCGGTATCATCGTCACCCGTCCGTGGGCCATCACCCGCCTGACCGGGATTTGATCCTGTAACGCCTCATTGCCCTCTGCGGAGGGCTTTTTTATTTCCGGGAGAAATTATGTCTCTGTATATCTATTGCACCTTGTCCAACGACCAGAACTATGCCACACCGGACGGTCCGGTATTTATCGCCGGTCAGGCCAATGTCATGACCAAACACATGTACACCCCGCGCGGCCGTGTGACTGAAATCAGTGATGAGCAGTATGCGCAGCTGAAAAATAACCACGTCTTTAAGCTGCACAAAGAAAACGGGTTTATCGCGGTGGAAAACTGCAAAGAGGATCCGGACAAAGTGGCGACCGATATGGAAGCCAGCGACAAATCCGCCCCGCTGACCGAAGAACAGATGATCGCGGAGGGGAATGAACCGCCGGTCAGCAGCAACGGCAAAAAGAACAATAAAAAATAAGGGGGTTCCGTGGAGCCGTCCGACTTTCCGTTAGTGTCTTTCCGTGCCATCTATAAGGCTTTTGCCGCGGTGCCTGATGATGAAATTTTTATCATTGCACTGGAAGCACTGAATTACTTTTCCCCCTGCAGTGGTGTCTGCACAAATTCGGCGTGGATGCTGGTTGTCGCGCACATGCTCGACCTGAACAGCCGTATTGCTGACGGGGAATCACCGACCGGTGTCGTGACCAGTGTCACGATTGATAAGGTCAGTGTGTCCTACACCGCGCCGCCTGCCGGTTCCGACTGGTCCCACTGGTTCAAGATGAGTACCTACGGCCAGCAGTTTCTGGCGCTGATAAAACGGTGCAGTGTACCGCGCTACCACGGCGGCGGCGGGGAACGGGCGGCATTTCGCGGCGCGTTCGGGCGTTTCACGCGGGGAGGTCACCGGTGACAAAGCTGGCGCAACTGAAAGCCGTGTATGATGAACTGGCAAAGAAGCAGCTTAAAGTCGGTTTCTTTGAGCATTCAAAATACCCGGACGGTACCCCTGTCGCGTACGTGGCGGCGATTCAGGAACTCGGCTATCCGGCCGGGGGGATCCCGCCGCGTCCGTTTATGCGACCTGCCATGACAGAACACAAACAGGAATACAGTAATCTGATTGTCCGTGCTGTAAAAGCTGCAGTGAAAGGCAATATCACCATCACTGACGGACTGACGCAAGTCGGTGCAAAAGCGGCCGGTGATGTGAAGATGGTGATTAAATCGGTCACCACACCGCCGCTTGAGGATGCCACGGTAGCTGCCCGTGCACGGCGTCACAGTAAAGGGAAAGCCACCAGTAAACCGCTGGTTGACTCTGGTCTGATGCTGCAATCCGTCACTTTTGCCGTGGAGGATAAATAATGTTCGGAAATCTGCACCGGATTGCCTCGCGGTATGTTCCGCAGCAAACCGTACTCTGGTACCGCTTTAAAAGCCGTGAGCCTGACGAGCGGGGCCATGATCAGAACACGTATTACGACCCGGCTGAGATTCGCGGGAGCTGGCAGGCGGCAGATACTCAGGACATTCAGTCTATGGGGCTGGACACCAGCCAGGTATACCGCCGGTTTTATACGTCTCACGATATCAGTGCTATTCAGCGCGGCGCTTCACCGGATTATCTGGTCTTCGGCGGCAAACGCTACGATGTGACCGGGGATGCTGACTGGTATGCGCAGGACGGCTGGAAGTCGGTTATCTGTATTGAGGCAGGCAATCATGACGGATAACGAAGTTGAGATAGCTGTCCGGAAACAGCTTCTGGCACAGCTGGTGCAGGCAGGTATCGATATCCTGGTCATAGCCGGGTTTCAGTCAGCAAAACAGGGGCGGGAAGATAATTTCGTTATGTTCTTTCCGGTCGGTGAAAATCCGCAGGGCTGGCAGAAACGCAGTTATAACCCGCAGGGCAGTGATGCCGGTCACCTGGAAGCACAGCAGTATGAAACAACATTTCAGGTGCAGGCATTTATCACTGAACTCAGCAGTTACACCGCGAAAGATATTACCGCTGTCGTCCGGATGATCGTTAATTCGTTACCGTTTACTGAAGCGCTGAGAAAGCAGGGGATAGGTGTGCAACGCGCAACCGGTATCCGTCTGCCGTACTTCGTTAATGATCGCGGAGACTATGAACAAAACCCGTCTTTTGATTTTAATGTGACTTATACCCGCACACTCCGTCCGGAAACAGCTGCAGTTACCGCACTGTGCCCGGATATTCACCGCATATAAGGTTTTATTATGCCAATTAAACAAACCCGTTACGTCGATATCGCGTCAGCGGTGATCGGCGCGTCTGCCGTGCCGATGCGTAAGCTGACGGCGCGGTTATTTTCCGCTAATCCTAAAATTCCTGCCGGGCATGTGCTGGAGTTTGCATCCGGTCAGGTTGATGACCTGCTGGGCGCGGACTCTCCGGAGGCACAGTTTGCCCGTCAGTATTTCAGCTATGTCAGTCCGGCCCCGGTCAGTAAACCGAAAGAACTGCAGATCGCCTCTTACGAGCCGGTTGGCCGGGCGCCGATCCTGTTCGGGGCAAACGCAGGGGCACTCGCTGATCTGCAAATAATTGCTGATGGTACGTTGTCCGTCACAATCGGAACAACCACGAAAAATTATAAGGATATTGATTTATCCGAAGCCAAATCGTATGCCGACATCGCTTCACTGATTCAGGCGAAACTGAATGCCGAAAGTGAGCCGCAGTTTGCCGGGGCATATCTGACCTTTAACGCGCTCGACAGTGCATTTGAACTCAGCGGCGGTGTGCAGGAACGCGCATCAGTCAGCGTGGGGTCTTCGGTACTGGCGGACGGAATGGGATTGTCTGCCGGCCATGCCTCCGAAGGTAACCCGGCACAGACACCGCTTGAGGCATTCAAAGTTGCCGAGCAGGTTTCTGACTCCTTCGGCAGCGCCACTTTTCTGACAGATCTGTCGCTTGAGCAGGCCGTCACGCTGGCACAGTACGTTGCCGGGGAGAACGTGAAATACCAGCTGCATCTGAGCGTGACAGAAGACAATGCCGAAGATTTCAGCGCAGCGCTGATCGGCACCGCATCAACCGGTCTGAACCTGAAAACGGAAAGCGGATATTTTGTCCAGGCGCTGCCGATGGCGGTGATGGCCGCCACGGATTACGACCGTACCAACGCGACCACCAACTATATGTTCCGTCAGCTCGGCGTGACTTTCCCGGCGCAGGTCACCACAGATCAGGATGCGGACCGTTTCGATAAACTGCGGGTGAATTACTACGGCGAAACCGCTGTGGCCGGTTCACAGATCCGGTTTTATCAGCGCGGCTTCCTGTGCGGCGGCAGTTCCAACCCGCCGGATATGAGTGTGCATGCCAATGAGCAGTGGCTGAAAGCGTATATCGCGCAGAAGTGGTTCAGCCTGTTACTGGCAACACGCGGCATTCCGGCCAACAAAGACGGTGAGGCCCGGGCACTGATGGTTATTGCCGGTGCGGTCACCAAAGCCGTGGACAACGGCACCATTCTTGCCGGTAAAACCTTAACGGAAGTACAGAAAATCGCGGTGACGGATGCGTCCGGTGATGATCTGGCCTGGCACGATGTACAGGACAAAGGGTACTGGTACAACGCACAGATTGTTGAAAGTACCGGTGAAAGCGGGTTACCGGAGTACGTGATGAAATACGTGCTGATTTACGGTAAGGGCGACTGGGTGCGGAAGGTCGAAGGTTCACACAATTTAGTGTAAGGAATAAATATGAATGACGTTTCAGCAACCGGCCTTGCACTGGTGGTACAGGCCAGCAAAACATTCCCTTCCGGGATTTTTATCACGCAGTTTGCGGATGATGCGGATCCGCTGGATTTACCGGCAGTGGATATCGCCCAGACCGGCATGGATATCAACGGCAATCTGGTGAGCTGGTCAACGCCCACACCGCAGACTGTCACCATCAACGTGCTGCCCGGCAGTGAGGAAGATCAGAACCTGGCGATCCTTCTGGAAGCCAACACGGCGAAAAAAGGCCGCCGTCATGCCGGTGACATTATCACTATGGTGGCTTCTTACGGTGACGGCTCCACCACTACCGCCCGTAACGGCAAAATCACCAACGGCAGCCGGGGAAACTCTGCGGCCAGCGCCGGGCGTCTTAAATCAAAACAGTACACCTTTGTGTTTCAGGATTTTGATTCCACACGTAATCGTTAATCACCGGCGGGTATGCCCCGCCTTTTTTTACGGAAAAAAACATGCTGATTAAACCGAAAGAAGTTCAGATTAAAGATGTGGACGGTATTGAAAAAACATTTGTCATCAGCCGTCTGCCTGCGGTGACCGGCCGGGAAATCCTTGCCAAATATCCGCTGTCCAATGCCCCAAAAATCGGGGATTACGAGGTCAGCAAAGAGGCCATGCTGAAAATGATGGCGTATGTGTGTGCGGTGTCTGACGGTGAGGAAATCCCGTTAAAGACACAGACGCTGATTGATAACCATGTACCGGATGGTGAATCCCTGATCCGTCTTGAGCTGGAAATGCTGAAGTATAACACCAGTTTTTTCGGGACCGGCGGGAACTCCGGCTTCCTGCCTTTCCTCATCAGCAAGGTCGGCAGTTCACTCCCGTCAGTTATAAAAACGCTGATGGCTTCTTTGCAGTCATCCTCAGCGAAAGATTCGCCACCCTCACAGAACTCAAAACCACAGTAGATCTGGAAGAAGCGATGGACATGTGGGAAATCGCGATCATTAACCGTTACAACGAAGCGCTGGCCGCTTCAAAGGACCGATAATGTCATTAATGGATACGTTTGTTCAGGTGTTTGAATTTGACACCCGTCAGGCTGATAGTGCTTTTGACCGTGTGCGGCGCTCAACAGATGACATTATCGACGGAATGAAAAAGGCCGGGCAGTCCGGGACAGCGGCATCCGGAAGTATCGGTGACGCTGTGCAGGCGCTGTCAGACACGTTAGCGGCGGCCTCAGACGGGTTCAGTGATTTGACGGTTGCCGAAAAGGATAACAGCAGAACCAAAGAAACCGCCTCTAGGGTGATCAAAGCGCTGGATGCTGACTATTCCCGCTTTGTTGATACGATGCGCACAAAGGGGATTCCGGCTGCGGTTGAAGAAGCAAAAGTACAGAGTTCACTGCGGGACGCGCTGAAAAAAACCGACGAAAAATACCAGAAGGCCGGTGAATCCGTTGCCGGGTTTGCGAAAAAAGCACTGGGAGCAGTGGGTGTGCTTATGTCACTGACTGCGATTATCGGCGAGTCTGTTTCGAGATCCGCGGATATCGAAGCAATGGATAAACTCGGTAAAAAGATAAATATTGCCACAGCAGATGTGGATGCTTTTGCCGGGTCAATGGCAGAACTCGGCGGTACCCGTGATGCCGCTCAGGCGGACATGGCTGCTATGGCGAAATCATTCGGCTTTGCCGGTAACTCCATGGAAAAAATCCTGCAGACGGCTGACAAAGTGCAGGGCATGAAGTTCGACAAGGCAAAAGCCACGTTGTCAGCGCTCGGTGTGTCGGATGATAAAACCGTCGAACTGATGATGAAAGGCCGCAAAGAGCTTGAACGGATGATGGGGGCGCAGAAGGAATATTCCGGCATCACGAAAGACAGTATTGAACAGTCAATATCGTTTAATAAATCCATGCGCAGTTTTGAACAGTCTTCCGGGCTGCTGAAAAACAGTTTCATGGAACTGGTGATCCCGATACTTGCCAAAGGGCTGACATGGATTAATAAGTTTGTCGGGTTCTGCAAAGAAAACAAAACACTGGTCACCGGGTTTTTTATCGCGATAGGTATTGCGATAGCCGCCTACTATGTACCGCCGATGATTGCCGCAGCGGCTGCCACACTTGCAGCCACATGGCCTATTATCGCAATAGTGGCAATCATTGCTCTGCTGGCAGCGGCGTTTGCGCTGGTGTATGACGACATCATGAATTTCATCGACGGCAACGATTCGATGATCGGACGGATACTGGATAAATATCCGGGACTGAAAGCCGTCATTCTGGCGCTGTGGGACGTTTTCAAAAAACTGTTTAATTTCATTATTGATGTTGCCGTCATTGTCGGCAAGGCAGCGGTTGATGCCTTTAATCTTATTGTTGACGGCGGTAAAACGCTGTGGAACTGGCTGCTTGGTTTTATCCGGAGTCTCAGTAACTGGGGAAAAAGTTTTCAGGGTGTTTTTGAGACTGTTTCGGATGCGGTGGTTGGTATTTTCAAATGGCTGTGGAAACAGATAGAGGCTTACCTTGGCTGGATCAGCAAGGGGCTGGATAAAATTAAAAACGGCTGGGCGACAGTAAAAGGCTGGTTCGGTGGCGGTGATGATACCGAAATTGAACAGACCGTTAACCGTACAGTCAATGAACAGGGGCAGATTGAGTATGATTTGCCGCCTGAAAAAACGATCAGTGAGGAAGATGCGGCAACAATGGCGCAGGCCATGACCGCACACCTTTACGGCATGTCAAACGACCCGATGAATCCTGTCACCAGCCAGGCGATCAACAATCAGTCAGCCACCCGTAATGAAACAAATGTCAGTATCGGTGAGCTTAAGATTGAGACACAGGCAACGGATGCGCAGGGTATGGCATCGGGAGTCAGAGATGAGCTCGGTTCTCAGTTGCAGGATTTAGGGCATCAGACAGATACAGGGTGGGGTAAATGATTACGGAAGTGAAGATATTTGATACGGAATCTTTTGTCACTCTGTTTGAGTCGGTAAGCCCTCTGCAGCTGAGTATTCGGGATGAGCATAAGGCAACGCAGTTTCAGGTGGAATCCGGCGAAACCCGCAGTGATCACGTTGTGGTTAACCCGGTGGAAATCGGTATGGATCTGATACTCGCCGGGGAACTGAAAGATGCCTTTGAAGCCATGCAGCAGGCTTACGATCAGCATCAGCTTGTCGGCATTCAGACCCGGGTAAAAACCTATCAGCCGATGCTGATAGTCAATTTTTACCACGACGAACTCCCCGATATGGCGGACGCGGTGAAACTTTCCCTGCGGTTTACCGAATGGCGGACCGTTGAACCTGAATACGGTGAATTACCGCCGCGTAAAGTCGCGAAGAAAGAGCAGAGCAGCACGGTAAACCGGGGCAGGGTTCAGACAAAAGAGGCGGACACGGCCACACAAAACAAAGGGTCAGCACTGACAAAAGGTGTTGACTGGGTGACTGAAAAAGTGGGGGGAGAGTGAAAATCATACCACTGAATACCGCTCCCAATCAGCGGCTGCGGGTTACCCTGGACGGCCGGGAATGGGAGCTGACGATTAAAGCCGCACGGCGTGTGATGTGCTGTGATATCCGGTGTGATGACACGGTTATCGTTCAGGGAATACGCCTTGTCACGGGGCAACCCCTTATCCCTTATCGTCATCTCAGGAGCGGCGGTAATTTTGCCCTGCTGACAGAGAAAGATGAGCTTCCGTGGTGGGAACTGTTTGAAAAATCACAAACACTGGTTTATTGGGGAGACGATGATGATTGATTTACGCCGGATCCGCTGCGGAATTGAACTTAACGGGCGCATGCAGTGGCATGAGGGATTGCGCATCCGCGCCGGGGGTACCAAATATGCCAATCCGCTGCAGAACGAATGTACGGTGAATATTGACGGGCTGAATGCGGAAACCCGTACCATGCTGCTGACCGAAACCAGTCCGTTCGCCGGCAATAAATCCTCACCCCGGATTGTTGTTGAAGCCGGTCGTGCCGGTACCGGTATTTTCCGGATCTACACCGGCGATATTGTCAGTGCTGAAATCTCATCACCACCGGATGTGACGCTGACACTGAAAGCAAAAACCAATAATGCCAGCGCCCGGGACATTGTGTCACCGGAGGGTAAGCAGATGGCAAAAATGAGTGAGATTGCGGCTGACATTGCCCGTGACTGTAACGTGACACTGAATTTTCAGGCAACGGATAAAAATATCGGCAACTGGTATTTTTGCGGTCCGGCGCTGAAACAGGTTGAACGGTTGCAGGACGCCGGAAATGTGAAAGCGTTCATTGATGATGATGTGCTGTATGTCAAAGACAGTGATAAAGCACTTTCCGGCAGACTGCGGATCCTCAGCCAGAAAAGCGGCATGGTCGGTATACCGAAAGCCACGGAGAAAGGCGTTGATGTCACCTACCTTATCGACGGCGAATCATCCCTCGGCGGCATGCTGCGTCTGGACAGCAAATATAACCCCGCCCTGAACGGGGATTACATTATCGAGCAGCTCAAATTCGATATTGCCTCACACGACGATCCTTTCTTTTATCAGGCAACCTGCAAACGGGCCTGACACGGGCAAAACAATGAACAAACCAAACAGTGACCAGGCGAATGACGGCAGTCTCGCCGGGCAGTTTATGGCTGCGTTCCGTAATCTGCTGATGAATGTTGATGACATGCTTCCCGCCACGGTTGTGAGTTACGACGATAAGGAAAACCGGGCGGTAATCAAACCGCTGGTAATGATGGTTACCACAGAAGGGAAGCGGATCGGGCGTGGTGCGTTGCCTAATATCCCGGTATTCCGGTTTGGCGGCGGCGGGTTCTTTATCCGGATGCCGGTAAAGCCGGGGGATTTCGGCTGGCTGAAAGCGAACGACCGGGATATCAGCCTGATTTTTCAGCGGGGCGGCCTGGAGGATGAACCTAACACGGCCAGACTGCATACGTTCAGTGATGCTATGTTTTTCCCGGATACGCTCAAAGGCTGGGTGATCGACGGCAAAAACGCAGACGCACTGGTGGTGCAGTCAACGGATGGTTCGGTGTGTTTATCCCTGCATGCGGATAAAGCGGTACTGGATACACCATTATTTGAGGTTAACGCACCGGAAACCATTTACACCGGCAATGTGACCGTCAACGGCAACCACGCCGTCAACGGCAACAGTGATTCAGACGGCGGTACCCTGAAGCATAACGGTAAAGATATCGGTTCAACGCACAAACACAGCGGTATCCAGCGGGGTAATGAGGATTCAGGAGAGCCGGTATGAAGACCTTTGATGTAAACAGCAATAACGACCTGTTCATCGGAAATGACGGCAATCTTGCCGTGGTCAGCGGTGAACCGGCGGTAAAAAACGTTTGTGCGCAGTATGTGAAAGCGCTGCGCGGGGAAATGCTGCACAAACTGGATAAAGGCATTCCGTACTGGAAAACCACCTTCGGGCGGCAGGCGGATCTGCCGCTGTTTGAATCCGCATTCCGTGAGCGTATACGGGAAATTCCGCAGGTGACTGCCGTTGTGTCATTCAGGGCCACTCTGAATGACAACGAACTGAATTATGTGGCTGTTCTGCAGACAGAATACGGGAGCATTACATTAAATGGCTGACTATCACTATATTACCTCATCCGGTGTGATTATTCCGGATACCGCGGATTTGCGGACGGCTGTTGAGGACGAATTTAAATCCGTATTTGGCCAGGATCTGGATGTGTCACCGGAAACCCCGCAGGGGGCACTGATCACGATGGAAACGGAAAACCGTGACGCGGTGGCACGTAATAACGCGGAACTGGCAAACCAGATAAACCCGGATATTGCGGGCGGTGTTTTTCTGGACGCTATCTGGGCACTGATGGGCGGTCAGCGCCGGGATGCCACACATTCAATACTGACACAGGTTGAATTCGGCGGTGTACCCGACACTATCATCCCGAAAGGATCAGTGGCTGAAACGCCGTCAAAGGATAAATTTGCGACAACAAAATCGCTGACTATAGGAAAAACAGGGAAAATTACCGGGGATATGCGCGCAGTTAAAACCGGCCCTGTGGAGTGTTCCGCCGGTCAGTTAAATTCGGTGGCAAGTGCTGTTCTCGGCTGGGAAACGGTATCTAACCCGACCAGTGCGGTATTGGGGCGTATTGCCGAATCTGATTTACAGTCCCGCCGCCGCCGGAAACTGACGCTGGCAAAGAATACCGTCAGTGTCGGTGAGGCGATTACCTCCGCGTTATATGAACTGGACGGTGTCCGTTCTCTGTCATACCGGGAAAACTATACCGATACCCCGATGGTTTTTGACGGCATAACGCTGGTACCGCACAGCGTATACGTGTGTGTTGAGGGCGGGGAAAGCGGGGAAATTGCCCGTGCTATGCTGCGCACCAAAACAATCGGGGCCGCTTTCAACGGCAGCGAAGAGGTTGACGTGACGGAACCGGTCAGCGGACAGACCTATCCCGTGAAGTTTGACCGGGCAAAAGAGATTGTCCTGTTCTGCCGCGTGACAGTGAAAAAAACATCACTGGACGCACAGACCATTATTCCGGCGGCGGTTGAATCATGGGCCCGGGGCGAAACGGAAGGGGACGGCGGACTGGTTACCGGTCGTGAAGTCTCTCCGTTTGAAATATCGGCCGGCATTAACGTTTCGGAACCCCGGCTGTTTGTCACCCGGGTGGCGCTGTCAGTCAACGGTACGGACTGGTCATCGGAAACGTACCCGGTAAAGCTGAATGAAGTTGCCAGAATCAACCGCAGCGCGGTGCAGGTGGTGTTTGTATGACACAGGCTGTTCAGCAGTTAACGTTTCACTCCGACCTCCTGAGGGCTGTTTTGTGGCAGTACGAAGGGGCGGATAACCTGAAAGCGCTGGCCCGGTATAAATCGGACTGGTTTGAACGGGCAACGGTCAGCTTCTGGCAGAACTGGTACCGTGATGTATTTAATATCGATACCGCCAGTGATTTCGGTCTGTCGGTCTGGTCGCGTATCCTCGATGTTCCGCTGGGGATCGACATCCCGCCGAGTGACAAAGCCAAAATCGGTATCGGATTCGGGAAGAAAAAAGCCAACTTCCGGGCAAACTTCCGGCGTAATGCGGATTACACCCTGTGGCTGACGCCGGAGCAGAAACGGCTGATTATCCGGATGCGCTACTTTAATCTGACCCAAAGCCCGACCGTCACCAATATTAATGAATTTCTGCAGCGGTTTTTCTGGAATGGGGACAGTAAGGTCTTTGTGCTGGATCCGCTTGATATGACGTATATGTACTACGTCTTCATGTTTAATCCGGATGAACGTCTGCGCGTTCTGCTGGAAAACTTCGATCTGATGCCGCGCCCGTCCGGGGTGGGCGTCAGATACCGTGTTGTGGCGAAAATAGCCTTCGGCACCGGCAAATACCGTAAAAACTTCCTGAAAAGTAACTTCGGAGAATAATTCCTCATGACAAAAATATTTAAAGTCCCCTTTGCAACACAAGGGGATCGCACTGCTGTGCCTGATGAGATCCAGGCTGACGGCTCACTGTCTTACACCCAGGGTTACGGCTACGATTATGAACGTGATCAGATCACCGACCCGGCGGCCAAAGATATTGAGCGCGAGAAGATGAACGGCCTGTTTCATGACATAACGGAAGCGGTGGGTGAAATACAGGCTTTCGGTGTGCCGGTGTGGGCGGAAGAGGGTAAACCCTACGCGGTCCGCAGTATCGTGTATCACGATAAGAAAGTCTGGCAGTCAAAGATTGAAAATAACGAAACAGAGCCTGCTGAGGGTGATGACTGGGCGGAACTGAAAGCCGATATGACCGCCGAAGATGTCGGCGCCCAGGCCGCCGGTTACAGCTATTCAAAAACAGAATCTGACGGCAGGTATCAGCCGAAAGGCAACTATGCCCCGGCGGGTGATTATGCGGTGAAAGGCGAGAGTTACACCAAGACTGAATCGGATGGACGTTATCAACCAAAAGGCAGTTATCAGATAGCCGGTTACAGTTATTCAAAAGCAGAATCTGACAGCAATTATCAACCGAAAGGCAACTACGCACCTGCCGGTAATTACGCTGTAAAAGGCGACAGTTACACCAAGACTGAATCGGATGGACGGTATCAGCCAAAAGGAAGCTATCAGGCAGCTGGTTACAGCTATTCAAAAGCAGAATCTGATAATAAATATCAGCCGAAAGGGAATTATGCATTAAAATCTGATTTAGATGCATATCAGAAAAAAACATTATTAGTCAGTGGGATCAAAGAAATCTATAATGGTGCTGCCTTAAACAAAGGCAGTTCCTTTACTGTCAATGAGGATTTGCGCGGCAGAATGCTGTATTTACAAAACTCAATGGACAGGGGATTCACTCCTATCGTGATACCCCAGGACAACATGACTATTTCATCATCGGCGACATCAGATTCCTGGGCTGAGATCAGACTGACCAATAGCGGAAAAACATTTAATGTCATGATAAAAGGTGGAAGCGTAACGGTGAACAGAGTGTTTGTCTCTATATAATACTTTCATTTTTATATATGTTATCGGCTGCCATATCATCACGGCAGCCGTATTGCTAAAGAGAATTAACAGTGTGAAAAATATTCATTAACTTTTATTATTAAGTCGTCATTATCACAATAATTATATTTCTTTTTTCTAAGTTTTAGGGCTATCTTTCTTATAACACTAATCTTTTTTTTCTTTGTATTATCTTCAGAAAGACCCTGAGCATGTTTAATTTCATTGATTGACTTTATTCCATCAGGTACCACAGTGAGTGGTGTTCCAGACATTTGGTATACTTTGCTTAGCCAGATATCATCGGCTGTGGGGGCGACTGATAAAAAAGCATCGTTATTAAGTAACTCACAGTTAACTAATGAAGCATTTAAAATAACACCACCTATCCCCGTTATTATATAGTTATCCAATATTGTTTCTTTAACATCAATAATAGGGTAGTTATTATAAAACTCTCCATCTAAAACTTTTCTTACACGGGTTGCTACAATATGTTTGCAATCATTTGCGTAAAAATTTGTCGTTAGACACTCCAGCCATTTCTGGCCATAAAATACATCATCATCAGCATAAACCAGCACATCATTGTAATCAGCTTGGCGAAGTGCCGGAATTATTTTCCGATATGGCCCGGTATTTTCCGTCCATATAAAAGATATAGAAATGCCTAATTTACGTATGTTTGTAACCCAGGATGGTTCAGCTGTAATACCTGAGTCTTTTAGGTATGGCTCTTTTGATACCCATATTCTAATTTCGTCAAATTTGGCAGTTTGCAGACATAATGACCAAACAGTGCAAGAACACAGCTCTAATCTACTGCTTGTTGTCGTTATGTTTATAGTTAGCATATCTCATTCCATTGTTTCATAGGTATTTATTAATGGTAATCCCAGTGCGATATCGTGCTGAAAATCATACATACTGTGCATACAGCTTATTTTATCACTTCCCTAAAAAATATTTACAGCCTAATTTGTATGGCAGATATTAATTTACACCCTCGGCCTTAAATCACACCGAGGGCGTATAACGGAATTTATCTTTTTTCTCGGGCGATCACTTTATCAGCGGCTACCCGGGCAAGAAAACCAGAACGGCTACCATATTCGGGATGATTAGCAACAAACTGATCAATCCTGCGGATAAGTAATGAAGGCAGCGTTACATTGATTTTTTCTGCTTTCCCCATCAACCGGGTAATATCGATATCAACCAACGCCCAAACTGCACCCGCATATTCGGTATCATTAATCCAGTTTTCAACCGTTGTTGCTTCCGGCACAGTCTCACCATCTTCAACCAATAGCTCTATATGCGCTTCAATTGCTTCGCGCACGCTCTCAATTGCATCCTGATAGTCATCCCCGCCGGAAAAACAACCGGGAATATCAGGGACGCGCACACCGAAGGATGAATCGCTTTTATCAATAGCAACAGGGTATAACATTTAGACCTCCAGTAGGTGGGGCTTAAAGCCCCGCCTGTTTTTTAATGCTTTTTAGTGTTGGTAACGGTATATCTTTGTGCGGATGTTTTACTGTTACCAACCCCTTTTTTGTCGGGTGTTTAAACTGGTGGTGACTGCCTTTTACTCTTACCAGATACCACCCGTCAGCTTCGATCATTGCTATTGCATTTCTGCTATCCATCCTCCGGCTCTCTGTGTTGTTTTGATGGGGTTATGATAACCCCGAAGTGATGTGGCGTCAAGATATTTGGGGGTTATTGGGGTTATTTCTTCCGTTGCTAACAAATTATTTATGGCGTGGGGGTATCGACGATTTACCGGTATTTTCCGGCCACAGCGTAAATAAACAAAGCCGCGCTGGTGGATGTACGGCGCGGCTGTCACCTACTTATCAAAATATTCTACATCATCAGAAGCGTCTGCCATTTCCGGTACCCAACTGCCATCCTCAAAAATCTCCTGCAGTATCTCTTTTATTTTTTTGTTGTCCTTGTCATTTTTCCCGCCGGTTACCGACATCGCCGCATTGGTTCCCCACGCAATACGAACGTTCATATCCTGATACTGAGTACGAAACTTTCGGTCAATTTCTTTTTCTAACGCCTCAAATGTGCCCGGTGGTATCATCTCTTTTTGGTTGCTGCTGAAAATAACTTCAATACGGAGCATGTGATTACCTCTTAATTTACTGTTTAAATATGGGTCTTCCCCGATCA